TTCTGTTGTTGTTCCCGATCCCGCGCTCACTCCGGAACCGTCCATAGAACCATCGGTCCCTGGGGAAAAGACTGTTCCGGTGTCAGTGATGGTACGAGAGATTTCGCCGCTCCGCGCCAAAGTGCGCGAGACTGAGGCGGAATTGGCGAATAGCCGGCGCACGATTGCCGAGCAGAACGAATTGCTTTCGCGGCTACAGAAGCCCGGCGATCAGCAGCCGCCGGTTCGCCAGGTACAAGAGCCGCAATCCGACGACGTGGACCGCCGTGCTGCCGAGATTGTCTTTCAACGGGACGCCCAGCAAGTCAGTGAGACCGGCCTGAAAACCTATGGCCAAGGTTGGGTCGATGCCGTTAATGCACTCAATGCCTATGGCGTGAATTCTGCGGATTTTGTTTCCTCCGTCATTGAAATCGACCGCGCCAAGGCCCACGAAATCATGCACGCGATTGCGCAAGATGGCGAAAAGGCGATTGCGCTTGCAAATATGTCGCCTGCGCGTAGGATTGCGGAAATCACGAGGATGGCAATGGCTCCCGCGACCGAAAAAACTCCCGCAGTCGAGCCGCCCAAGACGCCTGTGGTTGCAAAAACCGTAAGCCGAGCTCCCGCGCCGCCACCGCCGGTCGATCCGAGTGCGTCGAAAGTTGTGGATTGGCGCAGCGACGATGCGAGCGACGATGACTTTACGAAGGGTTTTAACGAAATGATGACGAAGCGCTCTGCGCGTCGTTAAGAACTGAGAATCGACCGTATCAGGCGGAATCCTGAGTTAGTATCCGCGCCGTTGCGCTGCGACCTGAGCATTATCAGGGTTTCCCGCCCTTGTCCGCGTCGGGACCGGACAAACACCGCACAGCAATGTGCTCCCAGAAACAAATGCGCCGGTGATGGCGCGCTGATTCTCAGGAGCCATCCCGATGGCGAATAATATCCTCACACCGAGCATGATTACTCGGTATTCCATTCGTATGTTTCTGAATACGAATTATTTCATCCAAAACGTCTCCCGCCAGTTCGAATCGCAATTCGGGATCGAAGGCGCGCGAATCGGTGCGCAGTTGCGCATTCGTTATGCCAACCAATATACCGTCACGGACGGCCCCGGCATCGCGATCCAGGATACGACCGAACAACAATTCCTGCTCACGGTTGCGACGCAGCGTCATGTGGACGTGGCCTTCACGTCGGCGGAAACGACCTTGGACGTAGACGATTATATGGAGCGTATCGTTCTGCCCCGGGTCAATGCACTCGCGGCAAACGTAGCTCTCCAGGTCATGGTGAATACCGCGACGGCTTGCAGAAATGCGACCGCCAATGTGGACGCCAACAACAACATCCTGCCGATCACGGATGGGCCGATTGCGCTCGCGCGTGCCCTTTTGGAAGAAAACTCCGCGCCGAACTTTGGCGAAATGGGGATGCGCAAAGTCGTTCTTGCTCCCCGTTCCGATACGCGGCTGCAACAGTCGCTCCGCGGTCTTTTCAATCCGGTCGAATCGATCTCTCGCCAGTACAACACCGGCATGATGTATGAGGCGTTGCAGTTCCGTTTATTCGAAGATCAGTCGGTGGTCTCTCATACGACGGGTTCGCTGGCGACGGCAACCGTTAACGGTGCGACCCAGACCGGCAGTGCTCTCACTGTCAATGCATTGGGTGGAACGATCAATGCCGGCGACGTCTTTACCATCGCGGGTGTGAATGCGGTCAATCGCGTAAACTATTCGAGTCTCGGAACGCTTGCACAGTTTGTCGCCCTCCAAAATGCAGCGGCAGGCGCCACGCAAATCTCGTTCTATCCGCCAATCGTGCCCCCGGCTTCGAATGTGCCGTATGCCGGGCTGCCTTACACCCCGCAGCAGTATCAGACGGTCACGGCGTCGCCGGCCAATAACGCGACGATTACGCCGTTTGCCAATGCGAGCGTGACTTATCGCGAGAATCTGGCATATGCGCCGGATGCGATCACGCTCGTTATCGCGCCGCTGTGGATTCCGCCAAATGAGAAGGGCGTGATTGCCGCTGCGAGACACGAATATGATCGTCTATCGATGCGTAGCCTTGTCTGTTACGAACCGACAACGGATCAGCCGATCGACCGTTTGGATATTCTGTTCGGTAGCGGCGTGCCGCGGCCGGAATGGATCGTCCAGGCGATGGACTCAACGCCGTAAACGAGAATCGTACCTTCCGCAGCTAGGAGAGGCCGCACTCTGCGCAGACACGCCCCCGATCCGGAACGATTCTCGGGCTCATGGTGTTTACGGAAATCGAGGGGAGAAAGTGCAGTCGCCGAATATCTGAAATGAGTCGGGTTACGGCGCCTGCATCGGTCAAAGAATTATAGGAGACTCCCATGGCTTTCGATCCTGAGAATCACGAAATCGATCCACAAAGTGGGTTCATGGTGCACAAGGATACGGGCCATCCGATTGGCCTTGTTCCGCCGCCGCTGCATTCTCCGCACGATATTGAGTGGCCGAAATGGGTGAAGGTCCACGACAGCCATATTCTGCGCAAGAAGGTCGATGGCGCTCCCGATCATGTGAGCGTTCCGGCATATCCGGAATATCATGTGGATCGCCTGACGGGGGACGTGAGCGTGTTGGTTCACGATGAGGATCAGGAAAAAGTCGCCACGGCGGAAGCCGTAAAGGCTGATGACGATCAGAAGCAATTACCCGGTCTCGACGAACAGGTGCGCCGGCAAGTGCATCAGGATGTTGAACTGACTGAGCGCGAGCAAGCAGCAGCCGTGACCGCTACGATTCAGCGTGAACGCGAGAAGGTCGAAGCTGAGGAAACCCGCCGCCGCATGGCCGAGGATGAAGCGCGGCGCGCGGAGAACCTGAAAACCGCTGCGGACATTGCCGCGGCCGATCAAGCGGCGTTGGATGCTCAGATGGGTGCTCCCGTCAGCGAGGAACGCCGTCGTATCCTCGCCGAAGAGGCTGCGCGCAAGCCAGCTGTCACGTAACGTCACCAATCAACCGGAGAGTTGCCTATGCCCTTTGTTCTGCCGTCCCGCCGCGAGGTAGGACACCTTGATCCCGCAATCGCTGGGGAAGGTGCAAAAGTCATCATGTCTGATGGTGACGTGATTACTTACAATCCCCCGCCGCCGAAACCCGTGATGCCCGATTGGTCCACGATCAAATCCATTCGGCATTATTTCAATCGGACGGATTATCGGGTTTGGCCGGCGTGGCTCTATCATCCGAAAGATCAGCCGCGCTTGATCAAGACGGCGGATGAGGCGGCAGAGCTTGGCGTCTGTTATCGCGAATCGACCATCGATGAAAAGGGCCGGTATGGTCGCGATCATGTGTGGGACTGGCAGGATGATTGCCAATGGCGCCCGCAGCCTTGGCCCGGTACTCAGAAATTCGATCCGTTCAAAGCTGAGCAGGGCAAGACGTATATTGCCTCTCCGATCAATCCGACAATTGCTCAGCACGATCTTGCGGCGCTTTTGATTCCGCAAGTGGCGGCGGCGGTTGCACAGGCTCTGAAAGCCTCGGGACCGGCTGCTCCGGCTAGCGTCGATGCGGCGCAATGGGAGCAGTTTTTGGCTTTCCAAGCGTGGCAAAAATCGACGGAAGTTGTCGGCGATGCCGTACAGCGTGCGGCCCAGCCGGAAGCGCCTGGGCTCGGTTTGCAGGGCGGCGGTGCTCAGACTGGCCCCGACGCCGAACGCGCTGCATGGGAGGCGGCGGCCGAACAGAAGGGCATCAGAATCGACCGGCGCTGGTCGCTTGAACGCTTGAAGTCCGAGGTCGAAAAGGCGGCTTGATGTCATGGCAATGCCTCCCGCAGAACCGGCCCTCCCGGTCGATACCTGTGGGGCATTGCTGACAAATGCCCTGATCGATGGGGGAATCGTCGGTGTAGATGAAGCAATCGAGCCGGCGATTCTCAATCGGGCATTTACTCAGGCCAATTGGCTTTTAGCGCAATGGGCACGCAAGCGTTGGTTGGTTTATCGGATTCAAGACTACTCTTTCGTATGTACCGGCGCGTTGAATTACAGCGTTGGGTTAGGACAGACAGTTAATATAAATCCCCGGCCTGATCGTTTGGAATATGCCTTCTTGCGTTTTCTGAATCAGTCTCCGCCCAGCGGTTTGTTTGTCGATATCCCGTTGGATATTATCCAGTCGCATGAGGATTATTCGCGGATTGCAGTCAAGAATGTCGGGACCTTGGCGTGGCGGATTTTCTACGATCCGGTGTGGCCGGTGGGTTTGTTGTTTCCGTGGCCCGTTCCGCAATCGACGATTTATGAAATTCATGTGGGGTTCAAGGTGGTCCTTCCCCGTTTTAGTTCTATTCAGCAGCCGATAAACTTTCCGCCGGAATATGAATCTGCGATGAATTGGTGCCTTGCACGCCGCTTTCGTGCAACATATCAAATGCCTGCCGATCCTGAAATTAACGCGCTGGCGCGGGATGCGCTAAATGTCATCCGTCTCGCAAATCAGGCGGTTGGGGTATTGAGGATGCCGAGTTTCCTGCGTAATAGAAATCGTGGGTACGACTACCGAGGCGACTCGGACTCTTACTGAGAACAAGGAGACTGCAAATGTTCAGAACGCTTCGGGATATGCTGTTGGGTGCGTTTGTTTGTGCTGCTATCGGCGCGGCGGTTGCTGCGGTAGGGACGCCTCCCGGTACAGGTCCGGGCCTTGTTGACGGCGCGTGGCTCAATGGCTTGGCAGGTGGTCAGAATTACACCTATCAGTCGGGAATTTCCGCCGCTGGTACGACGCAAGCAACCGGAACTCAGTTGCCGACAAATATCTATCTGATCGAGATTGATACCGTCGCGTCGAGTACGGGAGTCAATCTGCCTCCCTGTATACCCGGCACACAGATACAAATCTACAACAACGGCGCCAACACGCTCACGATCTATCCGGCGGTCGCGAATAATCCTATCACGGCGGCGCAGGATACGATCAATAACACAACGTCGATCACTCTTAATTCTCACGTTGCTACGTCGCCGGCATGTGCGAAGGCTGGGGTCTGGTACGCATCCTAAACGAACATGGCGGCAAGCAAGAAACGCAAAGAACGTCGGGCGGCTGAGCGGGCGCAGCGATTAGCGGCACCCGCTCCTGCTGTTGTGGAGGTAGTCCATGCGAGTTCGCCCCCAATATTACGGTTGGTACGATCCGAAAGCGTTTCTCTACCGGTTGAGTCGACTGCCGCCGGACGCGCCAGTGAGGATATCTCTGCCGTTCCAAAAGAAGAGCGATCTGACGGAATTTCTCGACAAGAGAAAAGCGACGGTCTTGTGGTCGCCACCATTGCCGATAGACCTGCCAAACGATCTATCATCGTTGATTCCATCCCCCACAATCTTGTAAGGCGCAGTTTCGACGCGGACGAAATCAATCCAATTCTCAATGATCCGTCCGTCTTTAAATATGCGGCTTATGAAGGACTAAGCTCATTTGATCTAAGTCCCTTGTTAGCTGACAAACGGAACGTTTTGTTGATGGCCGATCATGGGGGGATGGTCTTTCATTGGCAGGCGCTTGGAGTTTATCAGGTCCACACGAATTTTCTTAAAGTGCCGCGCGGCTATTCAGGTCCAGGAACCTATGTCCTTAATGCTTGTCGCGCGGCTTATCGGTGGATGTTTACACATACCGATTGCGTCACTTTGCTCACATTAATTCCGGCTCATAATCGTGCAGCAGCAATGTTTGCTCCGATGGCTGGATGGACGAAGGAATTTGAACGCACTGCCGTTTGGCCGTCCGTGGAGGATGGACTAGTGAATATGTCGTTCTTGGCGCTGCGTTACGACGATTGGGTGCGCAAGACGCCCGAACTTATGCTTTCGGGCAGAGACTTTCACGATCAGTTGGAACGTGAATTCGAGCGCCATGGCGCACAGGACAAGAAGCATCCCGATGAAGGCTGTCACGATCTTCATGTGGGGGCTTGTTACGAAATGATCCGAGGGGGTCAACTCGACAAAGCCGTGATTCTCTATAATCGCTGGGCGCAATTTGCCGGCTATGGATCGATTGAAATTGTCTCACATAATCCTGTCGTGCTGAACATTGGGACGTGTTTGATCCAGATTTACGGCGACACTTTCAAAGTTTTGAAGGTGTACTGATGGCTCAGATTGCACTCAATTCCGGGGCTTATAGTTCGGAATCTATAATTGCAAATGCGCAGAGGGCCGTGAATCTTTTCAGTGAAAAGAATCCAGCGAATACGACTCCAACGTTCCCAACGACGCAATATGTCCGCCCCGGATTGAAGCCATTAGGCGCCCCTCCCGTTCTGGGATTATCGCGGTGTCTCTATGGAGCAACAAATGGCGACGGCTATGCCATTATCGGGCAGACGGTTTATTACATCGATCCGAATTGGAAATTTACTGCGCTGGGAAATCTAATCGCCAATAAGGGCACCCCTGCTTCTATGGCGGATAATGGAAAAAACATCATTCTCGTCGATGGGTCGCCTCAGGGATATACGATCAATTTAACTGGAATTCCCTTGCGCGTCATGACGCAGATTGCCGATCCCAATTTTCAGGGGTCCGACCGTGTCGATTTTATTGATTCGTTTTTAATTTTGAATGTTCCTGGAACCAATCAGTGGTATTGCACACTTTCGGATGATATTACATTCAATGCGCTTTATATTGGAGTCAAGACCGCGTGGCCCGATAATATTCTCTGTGTCGTCGCTATCGAGCGCGAGGTTTGGATTTTTGGTCCGAAGAAGAGCGAGCCTTGGTTTAATGCCGGTGCCACGCCATTTCCGTTTCAGATTCTTCCTGGAGTGATTATCGAACAGGGATGTGCGGCAAAGTATTCTCCGGCGAAGATGGATACGAACGTTTATTGGTTGTCACAGAGTCCAGAAGGCGCGCGGATGGTAATGAGGGGGAACGCGCAGAATGTGGCGCAACGAATCTCGACTCATGCCATTGAAAAAGAGTTTTTGAAATATCCGCGCGTGGACGATGCCGTTGGTTCTGTTTATCAGATAGAGGGTCATTCATTTTACGAATTGCACTTTCCGACTGCCGACAAGACGTGGGCAGTCGATCAGGCGACGGAACAATGGTTTGAGGATTGCTCCATCGATAATAATGGAGTCCTTCATCGTGCCCGGAATGCTTTTACAACCTATCTTTACGGCAAGAATGTCGCTCTCGATTGGGCAACCGGTCAATTGTATGAGATTGATCTAAATACGTTTACTGACAATGGTCAGGTGATTCTCTGGATCAGGTCGTTTCCGCATTTTACCAATGAACTGAAATACGTGAATCAGGCCGCAATTGTTGGGGATTTTATTATTGGTACTCGCCCAAATACCGGAGAGGTCAATCAATTTACGAGTCCATGGAGTTTAGGTTTTAGTTCTGGATTTGGGCCTTTGACGCAAGTTGCGGCGCCATCGATTAACTTGCGCATTTCGCGCAATGGTGGGGCGGAATACGGAAACAACAGGCCGAAGGGGCTTATCAGTTCCGGCCGATATAGATCGATGATGCGTTGGCGCGGTAACGGGTTAGCGAGAGATTGGGTTTTGGAATTCAGTTCAACCTCGGAAATGTCCGGTGGTTTGAACGGGGCGTATGTCGATCCGATTGGGGCTGGGGCATGAGCATTCTTCATCCCCAAGGATTATTTAACGGGCGCGCGCCTTTGGTCGATCCGGAAACTGGGATTCCAACGACTGCCTATGGGCGGGGATGGTTACAGGCAATCGATACCAGGACGGGCGCCGGCACTGGTATTGTGCCCAAAGTGAGCGTTCCGACAGTGACCGCAACTGGCGCTACAATAGCGGATGCCTTCCAACTTACGACGGACTGGAACGATATCGAAGCGGGTGCGGCGGGTGCCGGCGTTGCAATCGCGTCTGCCCTCGGGCTTCAACCGGGTAACGATATTTGGGTATTTAACGGGACGGCTACGAATAAAAATGTGTATCCGCCCGATTCGCAGACGCAAATAGATGCTTTGGGGGCAGGGATGCCGTATGTTCTTGGTGCTGGAAAGTTGCGATGTTTTCAGTGTTGGCAGGCGACGCAGTTTCGCTCATACGGGAATTGAGAATCAGGGATGCCGGTCGGTGCAGCCATCGGTGGGGCGCTTGGAGCGGCGGGCTCTATCGGCGGGGCTTTGCTCGGATCAAGTGCGTCTAAGAGCGCGTCCGCTGCACAGCAGGCGCTTGGTCAGCAGGCATTGACGCAGCAGCAGGGCATGTGGAGTCAGGCGCTCGGGGCAATTCAGCCCGTACTAAACCTTGGAACGAATGCGGCAGGTGGAGCTCTGTCAACGCTGCAAAAACTATTGACGCCTGGTCCCAGTATGACTGCGACTCTTTCGCAGATTCCTGGGTTTCAATTTGCTCAGGATTGGGGACAAAAGGCGGTCCAGAATATAGGGTCCACGACGGGACTCGGGGGTAATACGCTTACGGCTGGCGCAAATTTTGCGACTGGGCTTGCTCAGCAAGGTTATGGGAATATTGTCAATTCGCTGAATCAGTTGTTCAGTTCTGGAATCGGCGGGGCTGCAAGTGCGGCGAATAGTTTGGGTGGTACGGCTTCGAATTTTGGACAGCAGATTGGGAGCACCCTTACAGGAATCGGCCAATCGCAAGCGCAGGGTATTTTAGGTTCGGCAAACGCCTTATCTTCGGGATTGCAAGGTGCGGCTGGGAGTGCTGGTAATGCATTATTGCTTAGCCGCTTGCTGGGTGGCGGGGCAAATGCTGGGGCTGGAATTTATACCGGAGGTTCTAATACTGTAGGTGCTGGCGGCGGTGGGCTTCCGTCTAGTGGAATTCTTGGGCAGTCGGTGGGTTAAGCGATGGCTGCGAATCAAAACGCATTGTCCGGGGGGATGTCACCACGCTCGCGTGGTGCGGCGCTTTCGGCTGGCGCGTTGCCGCCGCCACCTCCTATGCTCGCGGGGCAGCAGCAACAGTCTCCGATGCCGCAAGGTGCTCCGAATCAACAACAAGGGCCGGGAATGCAACAGGCCGGGCAACAGCAGGCGCCGGCTCCTACGCATGGACAGACGGTTGCGGCGTTGCGGCATTTCAATGCGGTTTTGGGTGAATTGAAGGGGCTTCTCGGAAATCCGGATTTGGGAAAAGCTAATCTCAAATCGAGTATCATCGATGGTATGACAAAACTCGTAGCCGAGAGAATCATTCCGCCTGCCGCCGCGGTGAGTCAGCTTGCGAGCGTGCCGGATCAGCCGTTCCAGCAAAAACAATGGGCAATGAATCACTACGCGCAGACGGTACAAGCTCAGGCGGCTGTATTAGATCATCATCGCCAATCGGCGATGGGAACCGGAGATTATAATCTGGAAAACGCTCTGCATGGGGATGAGAGTGATCCTGAAACGCATATGGAAACCATGCAAGGGGCGATGCAGCAACACTATGCGGGAGGGCAGCAGTAATGCCCGATGCTTCGAGCCTCTATCCCTCGCCGCCACAACCGCAACAGGGGCTGCTCAGCGATCCATCTAAACTCTATGGCTTCATCGCTGCTGCGCAAGCTGCGAAGCAATTTGCTGCGAAACAGGCACTCGGCAATGCTTATCAAGGAGGTTTAAACGCGGATGGAACGGTCGATCTCGGCAAGGTTGCGACCGCACTAAAGAACGATCCCAATGCCGGTTTTGTTTTGCCCGAGGCCACGAATAATATTCTGGCTCAGCACGGGCAGATGATTTCAAACGATACGGCATCTTTCGATCAGTACGCAAAACAAAGCGGATTTGTGCAGCAATGGCTTGCGAGTCGCGCGAATCAGCCGAACGTGAAGCCGGAAGATATTTTGAACGATGCCGTGACGCTCAGCCGTAATACCGATCCAAAAGTATTACCGTCTGGCGTAATTAATTCGGTGATCGGGGGGATTCTGGGCGATCCGGGAGGCATCAGGGCCGGACTGAATAACACTCGAAATCGCGTTATGGGTGCGGCTGCTGCGACGGCGCCAATTCAAGGACCTCCTACTGCTGGCGGTGCGCCAACAACAATGCCCCTCGGGGCAACTGGGCAAACGCAACCTGGAGCGCCGCCGTCGGCAATACCGGGACAGATTGTAACGGGTCAACCGCAGGGCCAGGAAATCACGCAAAAGGCCGCCGCGGAAGCTGCCAAGAATCTTGAGGATACTACGACGACATCGCCGCTCTATCACGCTAATCTTGAAAATTTGAAACAAGATTCGTCCGTACTCGATAATCTCGGAGGCCCGACACTTGATGTCGAACGAAAACTCAATGCCTTGACGCAACGCGTCGGGAATTTTGGCATCACTATGTCTCCGGATCAGATGAAGGCGGCCGATAGTTTCAGTAAGATTGCCAACCAAATCAGTCTCCAACAATCGCAAGCGTTCGCAGGTACGGATGCCGGCCGGATGATGACCGTTCACGCAAATCCCAGTTTGGAAATGTCGCGCTATGGCCGCGACGGCGTGATTGATATGTTGCAAGGTAATCAGGATGCGCAGGATACTATGCGCAACATCTGGTTTCAGGCCAAGCGCAATGGTGCCCCGTCGAATTCATATTATGATTTTACGCAGACACTCGGTAATGAGCCTCTTAATCCCAAAACCGGAGCAAAATTTGATCCGCGCGTGTTCCAGTTTAATCGCATGTCGCGCGATAATCAGCAAAAGTTTTTGAGCCAAGTGGGACCGTCCGAACTGCCGCAATTCGAAGCTAACTATAAGGAGGCCATCGCGCGAAAATGGGTCAAACCTCTCGACACGAGCGGGAACGCGAATGCCCCTCAGTGATAATGACCGTGATCTATTGGCGCGCACAATGCTTTCGGAGGCCGGCATTGACGGCGACGATGGTATGAAAGCTGTGGCAGCTGTCATTAAGAATCGTGTGAACTCTGATGCATTTCCCAACAGCATTGCGGACGTGATTCATCAGCCGGGGCAATTTTCGGCATGGGGCTTGCCGCGTACCGATCCGAACAACCCCAATAATTTTGGAAAAAAGAATCCGAACATGCTGCGTGCGGGAGCTATTGCGGATTCCGTCTTTGCAGGACAGGGACCTGACCCTACGAACGCCGCGACGTACTACGCGAATATTCCGATAGTGAAAGCGAACTTGCGGCCCGGACAAAAGATGCCTCCATTCACGCAATATCCGCAGACGGCCCAGATTGGGCATCATACTTTCTTTTCGCCGGATGGCGGTAATTCTCAATCGGCGATTCGGTCGGCTATCAATCCGCCGAATTCAATGGACGCGATCAGGTCGGCAATTGGATCGATGGATACCGCGCAATGAGCGATGTCGGCGGCGGATTATTTTCAGCGGCGGGATTTTCGGTTCCGGGCGCCGCGCCGCCTGCTCAGTCTCCGGACGCCGGGACTCTTTTTAAATCGGCTGGTTTTGTGTTGCCATCTGATAAGCCTGCGCCAAAACCGTCTGGGCAATATCCCGATTGGGGACCGGTTTCAGTTCCTGGGACCGCTACTGCCGACAATCCGAAGAATATCGATCATGGTGCGGCGGATACTTTAGAAAACAAAATTGCTTCAATGAAGGGGTCGTATGACGATGCCTTTGTACCATCTTTCGATCCTCTAAAAGTTATTCCTGGTGCCGCGAGTTCATGGTGGGACGCTACAAAGAAAGCAGCACTGAGTTCTGGTGAACAATATCGAACTGGACTTGGGCAAGTCAGAAACAATCAACCGGCGACAGGTGTGGCGAATATTGGACTCGGAACGCTCGGCTTTGCATTATCTCCATTAAGCGGAGCAACGGATGCTTTTATTAAACAGCCGGTTACTCAACTAACCGGCAATCCTGGTATCGGCGAAGATATTGGTAATTTGGGGACGCTTTTGCTCCCCACCAAGGGCGGCGCGGCGGCAGTTAAGACCGTTAACGAAAGCCGCGCCATTAATACGCTTGTCAAAGCGGTTGGTCCTGAGAATGTTCCCGCCGCACTGTCGCGGATGCAGAATAATCCGCGTTTGTCTTTGATGGATGTGTCCGATCCAGTGCGAACAATGGCACAAGGGTTGATTGATCCGGCGCAGCCGCAGGCGCAGAATATTTTGACGCAGGCTGTGCGTGGTCGGGCGGCGACGCTACCTGCTGCATCAAACAGCGCCTTTACCGAGGCAATGGGGCCGACGCCGAATGTGCCGCAGATGCTTGCTGGGCTCAAGCAGCGCATGAACGATGTTGGGACAAATCTCATTCAACCCGCGCTCGAAAATGCCAAGCCGGTAAATGTCAGTCCGGTATTGTCGGCAATCGATGCCGATCTAAAGCCGGGTATAGCGGCGCAAGCAAAGTCCAATTTACCGTTGTCTCCCTATCAAGAAGAACTCACGCGGCTGAGACAACAACTGACGGACGATACGACCGGAGAAACCCTAACCAATGCAGCGCGATTGCATTCCATCCAATCGACGTTGCGAGCGCAGGCGCAGAATCTTCTTACGAGTGCTTCTGGTGCCGATAGGAATCTTGGTGGTCAGTTGATGGGAATGCGCAATAAACTTGTTGATGCAATCGATGCCGCGTCGCCGCCTGTGGCGGGGGCCTCTGACGTGGCTGGGCGGTCATATAAAACCGGCCTAAAGGCTTATCGAGACGCGAATCAGATCGATGAGGCGTTTGATGCTGGATTTGATACATTGAAAAACAGGTCCGGTCGCGCCGGTCTTGAAGATCGTCCGGATATGTTTGAGCAGTCGTTGAAACAATCAACTCCTGAGGAACTTGTCGCGCGCCGGCTCGGAACGAGACTTGACGTAGACCAGAAAATTCGTGGCGTTAAGAATCAATCGCTCGCAGCTCAAAATATTACATCTATCGAATACAATCGTGAAAAGCTTGCGGCGCTTTTTGGTGAAGGCGAGGCCGATCGGTTGGTTAGAACAATGAACGATGCGTCTGATGAGGCGCGGACTAACGCAAAAATGTTGGAAGGGTCCAAAACTGCGGAGACATTGGCCGGGCGTGAAGCCTTGAAGGTTCCGCAAGTCGGCGGTGGAAATGTTCTTAATTATGTTGGTGGTCCTGCCGCCGAAATGGCCGGCGAATATCTTTTGGGGCCTGCGGGGGTCGGGGTGGGAGGCGCGCTCTTTGGGGGCGCCAAGGCACTCCAATATGGAACACAATTTGCCGCGCGCAAGATGGCTCTTTCTCGAAACGTCGAATTTGCAAAAGCCGCCTCAGCTACCGGGCCGGCGCGAACGAAAATCATTGAGGCGCTTGCGAACCACCCGGACGTTGTAAAGGCGATTGGTTCTAGGGCTCGTGGTGGCGTTCCGCAGTTGTCGAATTCTTCCGGCGCGCTCACGGCGCTCCCACCATAAGCAAGTAAGCCATGTGATAGCAGGTTCGGCGAGGATCGATAGATAAAGAAAGGGGATAAATAATGCGGGGCGATAGCGGCGTTGTGTCATGGGATGGATTTTCAGCGCGGAATCTGTTTCATGTAAGCGGAGCGAAAAGCGAGAGGATCATCGGTCACCAATGCGTTCCAGATCGCGCAAAACCTTATGTAACTTGGCGGGTGTGATGCCGTCGCAGCGATTGTCGATAATTAGAGCGTCGATTTCGTCGCGCAAATCTTCACGGGATTGTACGGTTTTGTTCATCCACGATTCACCTGATTTTACAGTTTCGCAATTTGACGGCGGCTTTTCGGAACAATTCATGAGCAAAAAGGATATGCCGCAAACGAACGGTATGGTGATCGATGGTGCTCGCATTTTTCACTCCGCTTTCATGACCCAACCAAAAACCGCCCCACAATCGAGGCAGCCGTGAAAAGATTCGGCCATCTTAGCATCATCCTTGCGCTTGCGCTATCGTGGTTTGCGCCTCAAAAGGTATATGCACAAGCTACCCTGCTACCTCTCGCAGAATCGTGTTTTGTAGGATTAACGCCGGTTTCAGGGGGACCAGGGGGTACCGGCACGGGCTTTGTGGGCCTCCTAGGCACGATTACGGGGGGCTCCGGGGGCACGAACGGCACCTACGGCGGCGTAGCCCTGACAGGCGGCAGCGGCACTGGCGCCACGGCCAATATCACAGTTTCGGGAGGGGCCGTTACGGCGGTAACCATCCTCAACCCCGGCAAGCAATACGTGGTCGGAAACGTCCTCTCCGCAGTCTCCGCGACCATCGGCAATGTGACGGGCTTTTCGGTCCCGATTTCAAGCGTCTACATCAATCAATCCTTGGCCGGCGGGACGGTCACCTATTACGTCCCAAATACGAGTACATTCAAACAAACGTGGTTCAATGCCGATCAGGCATCGAATCACCAAAACACAAATCCGGTTACCCTCGACGCCAACGGCTGTGCGATTGTTTATGGCTCGGGAATCTATCGGCAGGTTCTCCAAGACTCGCTCGGCAATACGATCTGGGATCAGCTAACCGCTTCGACCAATCAAAATAATCCCTATTGGGCCAATCTCGCGGGCGGAACGCCGAACGCAATCACGGTTGTCGATACGGCATTTTCAGGGACCGATGGTCAAATCATCGGATTTATTCCGCTCTTTACAAACACGGGAGCAGCGACGCTTACGCCTTCTGGATTTGGAACTTATTCTATTCTGAAAGATACATCCGCGGGTGCGGAAGCTCTGACCGGCGGCGAGATTGTAGCAAATTCTCCTTCGAACGTCGTTTATGTTTCCTTCTCTGCTACTCAGCAGAATTTTCATATCATCAACCTTGTGCAGCCGTCGCAAAGCGCCGCTCCGGTTCAACCGCCGCAAGGTTATTTGACGCTCATAAATCTTGCCAATGGAGGACCGGTCCAGGGCGCCGGTGATGCCCCGGCAGAGACGAACGTTTTTTACAGTCCCTATATAGGCAATCAAATTCCGATCTGGAATGGATCGACATTTTCAGTTCTTGTGTTTCCTGAATTGACGCTCGTTCTATCAAGTTCGGCTCAAGCGTCGAATACGGTTTATGATGTCTGTGTGTTCAACAACAGTGGAACGCCAGTCGCTGTTTTTGGTCCGGCATGGTCAGTGTCGTCCGGCGCAAGTGCAAGCAGGGGAACTGGTCCAGGATCGGCGCAGATAGCAAAACAAAATGGAATTTATGTAAATTCTGTTTCTATCAGTGCCAATAATGGCAGTAATACTTACACGATTCCGGCCCTGCAATGTACTTATGTGGGGTCGGTCTTTATCGATGCCACGGCAGGTCAAGTCAGCAATTACCGTTCATGGGGATCAAGCCGAAAGTGGGGAGTGTGGAACGCTTATTGGCGCACGCCTATCTGCCTCTTGGCGGGGGACAGTACCGCGAATTGGAATTATCAGATGGCGACGATTCGCGAAGCTCACGGTTTGACGACAAATACGCTGGCAATTTTTAGTGGATTGTCGGAAGAGGAATTTACATTAGGCTACACAATCGGCGTATCGACGACCATTAATAATAATGTTGGCGGCATACAAATAGGCATAGGTTACAACAGCACAACCGCATTTTCTGGAACAACCGGCTATTGGTCATTCAACAATGGGGTTTCCACGAATATAATTTTCAATGGTAGCCCAATTGCCTCCTATATAGTGCCTCCCGTCTTGGGGGTTAATAATATCAACGCACTTGAATTAGGGCAGGGCGGTGCTGGAACTACAATGTTGGGAACACAAGCTAATATGGTCCTCAGCGGCTGTTGGCGAGGATGAAGATGACCCGCGCTCGTTCCATCGTCGCCGTGCTTGCGCTGATATTGCTCAGCGCACTCCCGTCATTCGCGCAGACCGGGTCGCCGAAAACGCAAGCGCAATTGAATGCCGAGATCGGGGCAAATTTCTGCTCAGCCCCGGGGTGCCTCTACCCTGATCAAAATTTTGGAGTAATTACGCCGCTCGCATTGCGCCAGGGATTGCTTGATATTGCCGCTTCAATATTCTCAGGAGGGATCGGCCCAACGATTCAGCCTGGCGCGGTGTGCGGCAACAATGGAACGGTGGCAGCGCCGTGTGCATCGATTCCGGCGCGCACGCAGCTTATCGGCACTGCCAGCTATTACGTCAATGGAAATTCAGGAAGCGCAGCGGCTTGCGGTCCTACCGGAGCTTCGACGTGTTCGGCAGGTAGCGACAGCAACAATTGTCTGACGCCAGCGACGGCATGTCTGACGGTGCAGCACGTCGTTAATATACTAATTCGCAGCACCGACTTTGCCGGCTTTACGGCGACAATCTATCTCGCTCATGGGGCCAGCAACAATTACGCTTTCACTTGTACGGCTGGCCCCGTTATCGGACAATCGAGTTTTGGCATTCAGGGCGACAGCAATGCGCCGACTGCGGTGACAATGGTTGCGACGAGTGCGGTGGCCTCTGTCAAGGATGGCTGCACGGTCGCGATTAGTAATGTAGCTGTGTCCGACAATGGCACCAACAATGCAGGAAATTTTTTCAATGCAGGGACTGGAAATTACGGGCATATCGACCTTCAAAATATAGCCTTTGGTCCGCTGACCATTGGGACTGCGCTCACAATCTCTTACGGCGGATCAATTACGCTTGTCGGAACAAATTCAATTACGGGCAGCGAGAATGCCTTTTTCAGTGTTGCGAATGGTGGCGCGCTTGAAATTGACGGAACGGTTGCGGGTTCAGCAGGAATAACCTGGGGCACGGCTGCGGCAGTCATCCAACAAGGGGGAGCCGTCGCTGCCGTCACGCCTTCAACCTTCACTGGATTTTCCGGTGTGAGTGGACCGCGCTGCTTTATTTCAACGATCAGTTCCCCGGACGGCTACAATCCGAATCAACTTTATCCAGGCAGTACCGATTGTATCATCATTCCGACTTTCGGCGCCCTTGGTCTACAAAAGGGCAGCGGCGGCTCATCGACGATTGATTATGGAGCGGCTGGGACGTGCCTTAAATCTGGCGGCGGTAGCAGCACACTAGATGTGTGGGGCGGATGTGCCGGCGCAGGCGTTCCGCAAAACAACCTCAACACCCAATCCGGCAACTACTCGATCCAAACAACCGATTGCGGCAACACGATCAACGCGACCGGCGCGCAAAGCACGATCACGCTGCCATCGGTTTCCGGCTTCGCGACAAATTGCGTTCTTGCGGTCTACAACGCGAGTAGTACCAGAGGACAAATTCTTTCCGGCTTTCCAGGGGCTCTTGCTGCCGCACCCGCCAACATTCTTTGGCCGTTGGATACCATTACGGTCCAGATCGTCAACGGAGCGTGGTCGCTCCAATCGTATCCCGCGCGGCATAAAATCACTGCGTCGATCACCCTTTTTGTTGATAACACGAACGGCAACGATGCAAATGACTGTCTCGCCGCTACTACGAGTGCATGCAAGACGAGACAAGGCGCCTTCAACTACATCAATACATGGGACGGAAACGAACAAGCGATCCTAGTCTCTGTCGCGGCCGGAACTTATACCGCAAACCTCACACAGAACGGACCATTTCACGGCAATCCCACCGTCACGCTGACAGGCGATCTTACAACTCCATCCAATGTCCTGATTTCAACCACGAGTGTCGATGCCCTCGACTTGAGCAATGGCGCGGCGCTCACAATGGGCGGTTTTAAGATCGTTACGACAACGGGCGGTAACGGGATTGTCGTCAGCAATGCCTCGTTTCTCAACATCACCGGGGCGATGGAATACGGGGCCAGCGCGAACGCTCAGATAAACGCCAAGTCCGGATCGACCATTACGATCACGGCAAACTACACGATTTCAGGGGGTGGCAATATTCATTGGTTGGCTATTCAAGGTGCGCAAATTCTTAGTTCGGGTAGCCGCACGATTACGCTGAGCGGGACGCCTGCGTTTGCGGTGGCGTTTGCTTCCACGTCAACCGGCGGATTGGTAGGTGCCGGCGCTACGACATTCAGCGGAAGCGCAACGGGGCCATCGTTCGTTTCCAGTACAAACTCTTATGTGAACAACAATCCGGCCAGTGCGCTTCCTGGCAGCCTGAGCACGAGTACCGTTGCGACACATGCTTATGTCACGGCGCCCGGAACGCCGGGTGTGTCATCGTGCGGCGGCTCGCCTGGCTCCGCAACCGGCACCGACTTTTCCGGCCACGTCACCGAAGGATCGACCGCCACGGGGTGCACGATTACGTTCTCGACGGGATCGACATTCAATTCGTGCAATGTCTCTCTGAGCACGGGCGCAGCGGTTGGAATCTCGACGCTTGGTTCGACGCTGGTAGTGACGCACGCGAGTCTGAGCGGCAATGTGTTGTATTGGACGTGTGCGAATTGACACATTACGGAATCGGAGTCAGGGTTCACCACATCAAAGAATCAGGACCGCGCCATGATCCTATCCGTCGAAGAAATTTGGGTTGGCTTCATGGAAGGTGTCGAAGGCGTGTGCGTGGTTGTGAATAGGGGGACCAAGACCGAAACCATCATGTCAATTCGGATGTGGACGGCGTTCAACGCTGGGTTGGAATTGTCAAGGAGAGGGGCTATTCTGATTTCCGATGTTCGGGGTCAGGAAACAAAGGCGAGCATCGAGAATATTAAAAGGATGCATTCGTGAGGCATTTTGGTCACGCGAGTCCTTCGCGAACTGAAAGACCGGACTCGGTCATCGATCCGTATGAGAGAGACTTTCCGTGTGAGGTTCCGGTTAGGGTTGTGGGCGATTCGGAAAAACTGACGAGCTATGAGCGCGTCGTTCTGTTTGCCGGTATTGGGCTGGGTGGCCTTTTCGGTGGGATGGTTGGGTATGGCTACTATGTGGAGTTTTTGAAATGAGCAATCCGTACATCGCACAACGCCGACAACAATTCGCGGCGGAAGTGTCCGATCCGTCTATTCGCGACGAAGTATGTGCCATGATGATTACGGAGGATGGCGCCAACCCTGTCCCGTGTCTGGAAAGTCTGTGCAACCGGACGGATTACGTCAAATCCAGCGGCCGTTCTCAAACTATTCGAGGAATGCTGCACAGCGGATTTTACGGTCCATACAATCGCGGAATGTATCCGCGAACCATCGCGCAGCTTCATGCCAATCCTAGTTTGAAAGCAAAGATGGAAGCGGCAATCGCGACCGTTTTTGCCGGCAGTAACATCATCCAGGGCTTCACCGACCAGGGGCTTCCGACCGATCCAAACGGCAAACGCCTACCCCATCTTGTCATCGGCGGGAACGTGTTCAACGACTGGGGCGGCGGCCCTGGCGGTCACGATGGCGCCGAGGCGTGGCGACAAGCATTTCAAGCCGAGGCCGCCAAGGCCGAGCCGCCCCCGCCGTCTCGTCCGGTGCTATCCGCAGAATCGGCTGCAATTCCGGTCGTGGGACTGCATACAACGGACAACTTGCAACTCGCGCTGAACCATTTTGGCTACACCCCGCCGCTTGTCATTGACGCTCAAAACGGCGACCTGACCAAAGCGGGCACCAAATGGTTCCAGGCACGTCAATCGCTTGTCGTTGATGGTGTACCTGGCCCAGCGACATGGGCTGCAATCGACGCTAAATTGACTGCATAGGAGAAAACGAAATGCCTCATGTTGATCCGACAGTACGATTCTGGATTAGCGTCGTAGTGACGCTCGCCATCGGTGTTTCCAGTGGAACGCTGGTTCTAACGAATGCTGTGCCGCCCGAACTGATTAAGCCGATCACGGCATGGTGTGGCATCATCGCCTTTGTGGGCTCTGCCGTCATGAGCACGTTGAGCGGCATGGGCATGACCACGCAAAGTCGCTTGGCGAGTGCGGCGGCTGATCCGTCAGTTAAAGCCATCGTGACCAACGCGACGGAAGCGGCGGCGGCGCCCAGCGATAAGGTGGTGCCCACGATACAGGCTGCACAGGTTGTCGCGGCGAAGGCTGCGTGATGAGCAATTTCGTCATCGACATGGCCGCGCACGCTGCCGGACTTTCCGATGCACAGCTTGCGAAACTCGAAGCCGATGCGCCGGGAATCGCTGCGCTGGTACATACCTTGCGGGAGAATACGCCGCTGATCCAACAGTGGCAGGCGCTCTATGAGGCCGGAAAGCCTCTGCTCTCACAGGCAACTCCGCTGTTCACTCAGACGCAGGCTCTTTATGAAAAGACGAAGCCGCTGATTGCGCAGGCCATCGCCGAATTTCCTACGCTCGACGCGGATGCCCAAATTATCGTCGGTATACTGACGAAGGGTCGCGCCGTACCGGCCGGCTCTGGCGCTGGCTCGCAATCCGGAGGCGGCATCGGATCATGAGCAAACAAAATTGGCTCATGGTAGCAACTGCCTTCTTGGCTCTGACTCTCGCGGAGTGTGTTGCCTCTTGGGTGGTATCGTAGCATGGAGCACGCAATCACCATCGGTGACATTCTGAAATGGGGATTGGGTATTGGTGTCGGCGTCCTTGTGTTGGGTGTTATCTGCTATTTTCTGGCGGCTTTTGGTCGCGGGATGAGCCGATAGGGGTTGTGTAAAAGTTTGTTTGGTTAGCTTGGCTACCTAGTCTCTCGATAGTTCTGTAAGATTCTTACGGCCATAGAGAGTGGAGAAAAATGCAAGCCTCTATGGCGGTACAAACCCCTCGGTGACGTGAGCGACAAGGTAGCCAGTCTAACCAAATACTGTCCCTGTCATTTAATCTGTGATGTGCTAAAATTGTCACGGCCTTATCTGTTAAGCGTGTGGTTGTAAATAAACAAACGGAGACAATCATGCGCAAGATGTTTGGAATCCTCGGGGCGCTGGCGCTCCTGAGTTCGACGGTGGCGATGGCGGCGGATATGCCGATCAAAGCCCCTCCCCTCTCGAATATCTACCCCACGACCAAATGCGGCCTGTTCTACGGCATCAATGCCGAGGGTGGTTCCGGTATCGTCAACGGTGCGCCGGCCGGGACGGTCCAGATCGGCGGCGACGTTGGCGGATTGGTGGGTTGGGCCTGCCCGACTGCCGGCATCCCCTATTTCGTCCAGGCCAATTTCGACTTCCAAAACCTCAACGCCGGCAATGCTGGCTTCTCTATGAAAGGGCCGGCGCATTTCACGCAACTGGCGGCCATCCAGACGCCGCTGGTGAGTTGGGTGTCGGGCTGGCTCAATATCGGCCAGAGCAACATTCCCGCCGTGGTGCCCCTTCTGCCTCCCGGCGTGAGCATCGTCGGCACGCCGCAGAACTACGTCGGCATCACCGCGACTGAGGATGATGTGACGGCCAGCGGCGCGGGCCTCGGCAGTGCTCGCAAGTGGCTCTATTCGCCTGGCGCCCGCGTGGGCCTGCTCTACAATGCTATCGGCGGTGCAAACAAGACTCCGCTGGTCATCGATACCTACGCCGGCATCGAGTGGCAGAGTAACGCTGTGTGTTTTGGCGCGAAGGCGATGTGCCCGAAGCTCGGGGATCGTTTTGTCGCGGGCATCGACTTGAAGATGTAATCGTGTGTCCCGAACCTCCCAAGACTTATGGACGCGCAAATGCGTCCATACTTTTGTCTCGGTCCCAAGACTTTAGTACTGAACCAAACCTGTGTAATGGTACTTAAGGATGAAGGTGGGGAGTCCTTTCGTCGTGGTACGATTGTAGGAATCAGGTGCAGACGTGAACGCCACCGTTGCTACTTTGGGATGCAGGATGCCCCCTCACAGGTCACTAGACGACCGGCTCTTTGATCTTGAACGAGAGTTGGAGACTGAAAAGCGCGAGCGGAAAGAGCTTGAGAATAGCGTCAAACCAATCCTTGATTTCTACAGCGCGGGAACGCTAATTGGGAAACTCCTGTGGATCATCGGCGGCATCGTCACCGGCTCGGCAGCGGTATGGGCGGTAATTTCCGGATGGGTTACCAATCATCCAAAATGACCATGTTGCTCAAATGCCTTTCCCGACTGGCCCCGCTGGCCGTGGCAAGCTGGATTGTTGTAGTTGCTGTGTTTGTCTATTGGAAATTTTTGGATAATCCCGATCCCGTCGTTGTCCACGAAGTCTCTATCCTGCCTCCCGCTCCACATCGTCCGGGCGATACCGTCACCCTTCACGTCGATGTTTGTCAGACTAGGCCAGGCGTACCGGGAACGGGCATCCGCATGATAGCAGGACCGATCATTCCCAGCGGAGATAGAACCGGTGGTTTCATGCACTTTTTGAACGGCAATTATATTGACCCGTCGATTGAGTGTACGAAGCACGAGCGTCCAATTGAGTTGCCACGGGACTTGGCTCCGGGAAAATACAATTACGTTTTTCAAGGGGTCTATCAGATCAATCCAATCAAGACGAGGGTCTTTACGCAGCCACCTGTGCCATTCGAGATAGTCGCGGGGCCGTGATGTGGCTGACACCAAGGGTGACGTTCAACTCTCATGGATGACTGTAGTTGCCGCCTGTACGGTGGTTGGGCTTATGGCGGCGGCCGGCTGGACGATATTTCAAAACGAATTCGCCAACGTTAAAGAAACCGCAGCGGAAGATCGCAAGCAATCGGCGATTTATTATAATACCAATCGGGAGGATTTGATCCGCAGAGAAACGGAAATCAAAGCGACCTTCAATCTCTACCTGACAAAGGATGAGCACAGGGCCTTCTTGGACGGTGTTAGCAGAGACATAGCCACCTTAAAAGATCGGCTGGATACTATTCAGCGCATTCAAGAATCGCGGTCATCTAAATTAGCGCGCGATCCGGTTGAGCAGAAAACCATCGACGCAATCAATCAGGCAATCGACAAGCGGATCGATTTGATGGGGATTATAACCTTGACAAAGCAGTTTCCATAGGTAGTATGGGGGTAGAAAGGAACTGCCCCGATGACCGCGAACGTGCAAAACCCGATCTTCACCGATGAGACCAAGGCTAGGGAATGGCTTGAGGCCCGGGTTTGGCCGGATGGCCCTGTATGCCCTCACTGTGGCTCTACAGGCGACGATGTGACCGCCCTACAGGGTAAGGCCCACCGCGCGGGCCTTTACCAGTGCGCCGGCTGCCGCGAGCAATTCACGGTCACGGTCAAGACGGTTTTCGAGCGCAGCAAGGTTCCGCTGTCTAAGTGGCTTGCGGCGCTGTTCATGATGACTTCTTCCAAGAAAGGCGTCTCAGCCCACCAAATCCATCGCTCGCTCCAAATCAGCTACAAGACGGCCTGGTTTCTCTGCCATCGCTTGCGCGAAGCCATGCGCAGCGGCGTCCTCGCGCCCATGGGCGGCTCAGGAAAGATCGTTGAAATAGACGAAACGCTTATGGGGCGCGTCGAAGGCGCTCCGCGCACGCCAAGGTGGGGCCAGAGTGCCAACTGGCGCAATCACGTTTTAACCCTTGTCGAGCGCGATGGTTCGGCGCGTAGCTTTCATATCAGCAGTTCGACCATGGCAAAATTGTTTCCGATCATTCATGCCAACATTGACCGTGAGACTACGGTGATGACGGATGAATTGCCCGCTTTCAAAAGGCTCGGCAACGATTTTGCCAAACACGAAGTGGTCAATCATACCGACAAAGAATACGTCCGCGCCAACGTTACAACGAATACGGTTGAAGGATATTTCTCAATCTTCAAACGCGGAATGCGCGGCACGTATCAACATTGCAGCGAAAAGCATTTGCATCGTTATCTCGCGGAATTCGATTTTCGCTACAACCATCGCATCAAATTAGGCTTCAATGATCTTATGCGCGCGGAAGCTTTGGCCTCTGGCATCAAGGGGAAGCGCCTGACCTATCGACGGCCTCACAAAAGCATCGAACCACTTCCTTTTTGAGCGTGAGCTAAAGCGCTTTATCAAGAATTGGCACAAGCGTAGGAGTATACGCGATGGCTGAGGAAAGATGGCTGTTCTTATCGCCTCAAAGTCTTATTTTTGGAATTAATCCGAAACGGAATGTTTCAATCCGATTAGATTATGACCGGACTGAACTAGGTCTTGCTCCTGGTGTCCATCTTGCGATGGAATTAACCCCCGCTGAAGCCCGACAATTAGCCTCTGTTCTATTTCGAAAGGCGGATGAGGCTGAAGCTTCACAACCTCAACATTAGATATTTGGTTTTTCATCAACCAAATTTATCAGTTTGAGTTGGCTAATGGAAGTTTCTCATAAAGATTTTGCACAGCTTCCAGAAAAGTAGCGAGAGGTCGTTCGTTACAAAATGCCCTTATCGTTTGTTGCTGAGCGTTGATTGGTTCTGCATTTAGATCATGAATTGGCTTTTTAAGTGCAACCAAAATTACATTCATTCCAGACATATATCCCTGTGCCCAGTAGAAAAACGTTGTATCGATATGCTCCGGGCTTTTTTGATATTGCTTGGCAAATTCCGCGCAAGAGAAAGTACCCGCTCCCATTGTGGCGCCGGGGCCAGAAGCTCCATTAGCTTCTATTGCGATTAAACAAAAAAGAATAACCAAATAGGCCCGCAGCATATCAGCATGCTCCGTTCCATGAATAAGAATTGACAATCCAATCGTTCAAAGTCGGATCGGTTTTTTGCGTGGTTGCTCGGAGAGAGATCATGCAACTCTCTTGGCGCGGCGGAACAGCAACAAGAATTCCAGAGACAGGAACAACAGCGCCCGCGCCTTGTCGCGTTATAACCCATTGAAATAAACGTTCATTGGGACTGACGACGATAGTATTTGTTGGTGGACCTTTGGCAACAATGTGATCGGTAATTGGGCGCCCAAGATAAAAATCAAGCGCGGTTTTCATTGTAGATGATTGATCTGAAAGACAACCAGACAACAGCAATGCTAATGAAATGCCGACAACAATTTGAGATTGCGCCATTTAAAATCCCCCGTGTTCAACCGCACGGGGTGAGCCGGGCGGTTAGATGCGCGCGAACACAGGAAGCGCGCCCCACGTATTTCCTTTGGGGGTATTGTATTCCGTGGGCCACCCGACGTGGCCGGGATACCTGTGTTCGCGCAAATCGCCCCCTGCATCTACGCCGGAGGCTCACGGATTATTGCACACGGATAGGTGGTTGGCGAGAGGCTATGATCGCTTGGTTTTGCGCGGTTTCTTAGGCGCTTCTTTAGATTTTGGCGGCACAGTCTTGGTGCGATGCTGGGGTGGGCTTTTAGCGACGACATCGACGGCGCGCTCGAAGCGCTCCCATGCATCCGGCTCAAATTCGATTTTTGGATGAAGCGGTTTTGCCATGAGTAACGGATTCTCGCCTCGGATTTTCAGCGATAGATATTACCGTGCCCTGGGAAAATTCATAGCCGAGTTTGCCGAAATCGAAGGCTTGATGCTTTCGGCATTATGGTACTTCACAAAAGTTTCTACACCTGTCGGCAAAGCCGTATTCTCTGGCGTCCGAGCCGAGGATGCGTCCGGCAAAATTAAAAGGATTGCGGATGCAGAAGATTGGCCGCAATCAAGAAAAGATGAATGGAAAATTATCTCAGATCATCTAACCATTCTACGAGCATTAAGAAACGATCTCGTTCATTACGGCGTTTATTGGGATTCAGTTGATACCTGGTACAGCACCAATAAGCGGATTGCTCACTTGCCTGAAAGGGTAACAATTCGGCAAATCACGCCGACCATTCTCCGCAACGCTACCAATGATTTAAGGAAACTCAGCGTTTTGATTTTCGTTTTTCTTTACGGCGATCAGATGGCTGTTTCTGCTCGCAAGAAACTGAGACCGGTTCTAAAGCGCGCATGGCTCTATACACCTCCTGCACAAGAGACATCTCAATTATCGGGACGCCGTGCCAATCAAAAGCGGTAAGGCCAGCGTCCAGCATTTCGTTCGTGATCTCAATTTCGGGCGCGCCAGCGCCGTGCGACGCAAGCGAATTGCACGGTGCGGTTGTATTATCTAGCTTTTGTGGGTGCTTTGTCAAGGTTATAATCCCCGATTTGATCCAAACTCAAATCACCGACATTAACCGGCAGATTGCAGCGGCGCTTATCATCATCGATAACAATAGTTCTGCGCCAAGGAAAAATCCGGTACTTCCTCCATAAAGTAAGAGCGCCGTTCCGTTTTCAGAAACGACGCCCCTGCGTGACAGTTCGTCCAAGAGTAAAGGGTTTGTACGTGGTTGTGAGTGTCCTACATGCAGGGTTCTCCGCACAGGTTTAGTTGCGAGGGTGAGTGTTTCAAGGTGTCCACAGGTTGTCAACGTCTTGTGGAAGGAAGGGAAGGTGCTGACTCATTCCTGATCACGGGTTGCGGAGACGACACGGAAATTCACACGACCGTTTGTGATTAGCTCCCCGCAGCAGGAAACCAGAGCCATGGCACATGCCGAACTACCATCACTAGCAGAAAGGTAAACGCGGCGCCGATGCCAGCGGCAATCAAAAATTCTCCGATAATGCGTCCGGTCGGCTGCAAGTGCGCTCGCGCCATGTACTCACCCTCGAAATGACAAACGGCGCGCATGACCAGCAACAAGACTAGAATCATTGCGCTCGTCACCATCATCGCGAAGCCAGGATGCTGCATCGAAGCGGAGAAGCCCCAAATAATCAGCAAGAGCCAGATTGAAAGGCGTTTGGTTGCCAGCGTGTCCATGATTGCTCCTGAAGTTTTTTGTCCCGATAAGATAGACCGCTCGGGACCACACGGCGGGGAGAAGATCAGGCTACGTCGCGCTCGCGGCGGAACGGCTTCGGATCGTTGGCGGCCGGCGTCTGTTGTGCAGCCGCCGCTTTCGCTGCCGCCTCACGAGACTTGCGGGCGAGCTTCCGCTGCGACTTGCGGGCATGTGAGAACAGAATGCCAGCAAAGAACAGCATGATCGCTTCCGCGATAGTCCAGAGCGAAAAGTAGAAGGACAACGAGCCCTCCAACATGACGGTCTGGTAGGCGTGGAAACCGCCGTTGGCGAGAATGTTCGCCATGAACAGCCCGAATAGCGCCGTGTCGGAGAACTGCAAGTCGTCGGCGTGGATCGTCACGTCGTCATCGTCGTCTTCATCCGCGAAGAAGGCGGGACCGACAAGGCGAAGAAAGCCCATGCCAGCGAAGAGAATGTCGATGAACATCTTGCCGAGCCACATTGCCGAGACAGACCCGCTCGAATTGACCATTGCGGGCCAGTCCTGGAAGATCAGCAACGCGACCGCGTAGCCGATGATTGCGATGTAGAGAACGCGTTTGGAAAGGTGCATGTGTGGGTACTCCCTGATTGAAGATCAACCGTTGTACCCACGTTTGTACCCCCACGTCAAGGGGCTTGAAATAAATTCCGATTGGGGGTACAAGACCCCGATGCCAAAGGACGCCACAGAAAAATTTCGCCTCAGTTCCGAGGAAAAGGCCGCGCTACGCAAGACGGCGAGGCTCGCAAATATCCCCCTATCCGTCCTGATTCGCCTCTGCCTCACATCGCAGCACCATGTGGGTACACATCCCAAAACCCTGCGCCGCGCGGCAGCGCGGCCATGATGCCAACGGTTGAACGCGACAGCCAAGCCGCTCGCGTCCATCAAGAATGACCCAACACCTGACCTTGCTTCCTAACTTTCCTTCGCCTACAATTCTCAAACAACAGGAGGGCTAGATAATGAGCGAAGACAATCGGGATGAAGCTGTCCAACTGGCCGGCGCACTACAGGTCAAGGTGGAGGATATCTTCGCTCGTAACGATCAACTCGAAGCCGAAAATGATTCCCTCAGAGTTGGCTTTGAAGCGGTGTCAGCGGAAAACACAGCGCTACGTACCGCACTCGACAAGCGCACGCGTCAGCGTGATACCGCCTCCCGCGAAGCAGATTTGCTCAAGGCCCAAATCCAAAAAATCCTAGCGACGGCGGCTGAAACAATGCGTGCGATTCGGCCCGAGCGGGGCGAAAAGCTGCCGCCGGTCGAGAGTGCGGCTAACCTTGCTTTTCTCAAGAGGCCGGCCGTGGGCGGCTAACTTGTCTTTAGTAGGGCGGTTCTAGGCTGCTTGTCTATCGGCTCCCAGCCTTCAAGGTCATCATCGTAAGCCCAGAAATAAGCGCCGCTTTCGGCGCGCGCCCACCAATAAGGTGTGCCTGTGGAAAGCGGACGATTACGGGCTATGCCAGTAAGCATGGTGCGCGGATTGTTGTTCGTTCGCTGCTTCCTGAAAACGCGGATAGCGCGACCATCAAGCGGAGCTTCCGACATCGGTCTCATTCCGACATACTCTTGTTCAGTCGTTCGCGGCGTTCTTTTATGGCGGTGATCCACCAATTTAAAGAGTAGTCGAACCACCAATCCCACAATGGGAAAAATAAAAAAATCCAAAGCACAGTGGCGATGACGATAGCCGTGATGGGGAATATCTGGTCCATGCTAGTCTCTTGTTTGCCGGCATTTGCAGCCGGATCAGTCCGCGCGGTATTCCTTGCGGTAGATAAGCCGCTTACAGCTTGAGCATTTGATGTCAATTGTTGCCCGCTGCGCTTCGGGACCAAAATCGTAACTGCCCTCGCCATGGCTCGCGTCAATGTCGTAAACGCGGATCATGTTGTCATCCCAAGGCGCGCTGCAAAACGGACAGAGCGGGCGAGCGCCGGGAGCAAATCCATCGATAACCTCCTGGGTCATTTCATTCCCCTGCTTCTTGGCCATTACTGTTTGCTTTCACGCATTCGTTCAAGCCACATTTCCTCGCATGGCTCGCACCTAAATTTATAAAAATGAACTTCATTTTTGGTGAGAGGATTAGAACAATCGATGCAAGTTGTAACAGGCAATAATGTTGCCTGCGCCTCGGAGACGGCGCGATGAATTTCGGCAAGTGTCACTTTAGGGTGCATACCCTGCCACCTATCTATCGCTTGGCAAATTTTGTCGGCTAGGTCGTGCGCCATTTTATTCCCGAATAATCGGCGGTTAGCGCCTGTTTTCATTCGGCGGCTTGTCGAAACGCAGACAGATGCTCATGAGCCGCAGCCGCTCGCCCGATGTATTTGGCGTAGGCCGGCGGAATAGCCTCTGACATTTCAGCGCCCGTCATCCAGTCGATGCCCATGGCTTCCGGGCCGCAATAGGTGCCCACGTCGCCGGTTATCGTGATGAAGCCGCCATTGGCCCAATGTGCGCGGCGATTTTCACCACGACGATTGACCCTGACCGCATGTTTCGGGTGTTCGGGCTGCTTAACGGGAAAACTGCACTCGAAAAAACGATGTCGATAGCTCCGCAGGCCAAACATTGCGCCGCAAAGCATCAGATCGTGGCGCACCGGAGCGCCCGGAACGTTTTCAATCACAAACGGCACCCCGTTGGCGGTTAGGCGCGCACGTATGGGCTCAATTAGATCGGGGTAGCCAGATAGGTCCTCCCGAGTGTTGAGCGCACAGAACCTTTGGCATGGCGGCGACGCCCAAATGAAATCGTATCCTTCCAACGGAAATGTCAGCGCGTCAGCTTGGTGAAAGCCAAAAGGATAGCGGGGCTGGGGTTTAATATCGACACCGACAACCAGGAATCCAGCTTGATGCAGCCCCATTGAAGCGCCGCCGGCACAACAGCAAAGGTCAAGTGCTTTTAGCATCTTCGGTCTCGTTTCCACAGCGCGGGCAACGCTTCCCGGCGGAACAATCCTCGACGTAGCAAACGAAACGGCAACCTCCCTTGCGGCAGCGCCGATACTCTTCTTCCTTCTTAGTCTTTGCCATGAGTGTTTCCCGACATACGTCCTGACTGTCGCCGATTACCAATAAGCTTCGACGCTGCGCCACTCGGGGTGGTGGTTATCGAGATAGGAGCACGCCGCTTTGTCCGCTTCATCTTGATCGGAATATTCTTTGAAGGGGCCGCGCTCAAATAGGATTTGCCCGGTTGCCGTATCTTTGGCGTTCGAGTAGCGGTTTTTGTAGTCCTCGCCACGATAGTCGCCGCCGGCCGTGTAGCGCGTCGTGAGGTAGAAATTGGCGCGGCGGTCATAGAAAGCCGCCTTATAGAAAACTGCCCCACGCTTGCGCCCCTGGTCATCGTGGATGTAGCTGCGCATGGAGTGGTCGGAGGGGCGCAGTGTCCAGCCCGTAGGTGGCGTGATGGAGACAAAGAGTTCATCAATGTCCTTGCCGGCCACAAAGCCGAGGCGGTCGAGGATTTGGCCGTACCGATCAAACCCCTCCTTGGGCAGTTGGTTGAATTTAAGGGTGAGCATCGCTTGACCGGCGGTCTCCTGCGCCTCGATGCCGCCCGGCGTGCCCGCAACGATAGTGTTGTGAATGTCGCCGCGAGCGAGCGCAGAAAGAGCGGCGGGGTTGCGAAGATTTAGGCTCTGGTCCTTCATGATTTTCTCCTTTGATTTGGGGCACTAACCCAGTGTTATTCGGCTTTACATTTGGGGCAAAGTGTGCGCTTCGCTCCGCGTACATTCTTGACTTGCCAACCAGGGAAGCAACGATTGGCAATCTCAACGTCTGATGCCTCGTGCTTGTAAGGCTTGCGGATGAAAAGTCCGCAGTTCATGCAATTCACGGCAACAGTCCTGGTGCTTCGACCGTGATCGAGACAGACCGCTCGGCGCTCATCGATTGAAAGATATGGGACTGTCATTGGGTTTCTCCGACTGTCGACGCATCAACCGTTAGCCTGTACGCTTTCGCGCGTAGGCGCTGGTGATTTAGCTTCGTCGCTATAATCGTTGGCAATCTCTACACAGCGACGAATTAGATGCCAGCGAGCACGTCGTTCCTCGAACGACAAATCGTCGTCATCCAGATTTTCTTGACAGTCGCGTAGATCAGCCAACGTATTCTGAAACCGGCAATAACTCATGTTTGACATGGTTGTCTCCTAAGCCACCTTCTCGCTGCTCTTTTCCATCCGCATCCGCTGCACGGTATGGGTGTTCTCCCGGCTGGCGCGGCTGTAGTCCATTGTCTGTGAAACGTCGGAATGAGTCGCGGCATCGCGGACGTGCGCAGCCTGGGCGCCCATGGCGATGGCTTCGCTGATAGCGCCGGCCCGCGCGTCACGGTTCTGCACATTCAACGGCACGCCACATTCGGTCGCGATGATCCGCCATTCTTCGCGGAAGTCATCGGCCTTGTAGGGGAAGCCGCTGTACTCATCGATAATCACAGGGCCGCTTGCGGGCAGCAATGATCGATCGACAGAGCATCCGGGGTACATATGTTCAAGCTCGGCCATGACCAACGGCGCCAATGTCAGGTCAGGCTCCGACAGTTTCTTGCGCTTGCTAGTGACATGGTGAACAACAAGGCCCGCGTCGATTTCTTCCCAGCGTAGACCCTTGAGCCATTTCATGGGGCCTTTTTTCGGGTGCATCGAACAAACGTCAGATAGGCCCGGCTCTCCAATCGGAAGCCATTCGCCAAGCACGTCCTTTTGTCGCCATGTGCATTCAAATTGGAGAGCCTGCGCAAGCGCGACCATAGGAAGCCTCGGGCGTGCGGCATTGCAAATTGCCGTCGCCTGCTCGCGCGTGATTTGGACGGTGCGCGGCTTGCCGTTGGCGAAGCGCATTTTGTGCAGGATGTTGGCGACGCGCTCGCAGTCCTTATCGTCAAGCGCGTAGTCGCCAAAATTTACCAGCGTGCGCAGCATACTGACCAAGGCATGGCCCATTGATATTTTCTGATCGCCGCTTGTCCATTCGCGATGCCATGAAAAGATGCGGCGCCCGTTGATGGTGCTGATGTCCGTAAAGGCTGCGCAGTGGCAATCGTAGCTATCGTCGGCGATCCACCACGTCCGCGCAAGTTGGTCCATCAGCCGGTTATAATATTTCCGCGTGCAATATTCGAGCTTGTAGAAACCCGATATTGGGTCGCTGCGGTAGGTGGACATGAGGGTGCGCAGGTTCATTTTGCTTTCCGATACGCGGTTACAGGCTTTACGGCTTCGATGCCGAGGG